TCAAGGTCTGTCATGTTCGCACCATTCAAACTATCCTTTTGCATACTATTCACTCCTGATTTTACTGTCTCACCTAAAATCACCACCTGTCCCACTTCACTCTTTCCAGTCACATTGGACTGTTCAGCATTATCTGTTGTCGTGCTCATTTTTCTTCTGTACTTCGCCTAGTAGTTTAAACTCCTCTCCAGGAGCTGCGTCAACAACGCATGCGGGACTCACGAAAGCCTCCGGAATAGCACTTAAATTGAGCTCCCACGACTCGAAAGCTCCCTTCTTGTATTCTCCCAGAAATTTATCAAAGTCCCCTTTATCAAATTTAGCACTGACGTCGAAACCGTATTTACCAGCTACAGCAACGATCTTCTTCTGCATCTCATCAAAGAAGCTCCGTCCGTGGAGAAAACTTTCTCTCAACACATTTGACAGTATCACGGCATGGTGATCCACCTCCGACAAAGTGGACAACATCCGCACGGTAAGCATCTTAGCCAAAGTCTTCTTGGCCAGGGGAGCAAACCAAATCCCTCCCTCTTCGCGGAAGGTGCGCTTCAAAAACGTGATCTCCTCAATTTTCGTCTTGGCCACTCCACCTGCCGTCTTATCACCTGGGGTATACGTCATCCCCACAGTGGCCAAGATTCGACGTTGATCCTCCGCCGTGTATCCTGCAGCCAACTGAACAGTCTTACCCTTAGCGTCGTCATCTCCATACGTCACCAAATCTACGTAGTGGCGAAACTGTATGGTTGGTGCACCCAGGTCCTCATGGATGTAATCCCAGCCCAGCTCTGCCATCCGGTAATAGAAGCAGTACCTCTCCAGGAGGGAATTATCAAAGCAATTGATAGTGATCGTCATCTGATTGCCCGATGGATTCCAAGCCGCTGACAAGAGTAAGTCGTTCTTCACCAACATAACGGTGTAGATAGTCGCCAACATCAACAGTCTAACCATCTCTACTTGCTCAGGAGTGTACCCTGCAACTTGGGCCAACGCTACCCAAACCTTCAGCTCACCTTTTGCGCGCAAATCGAAACCTTGCGTACCGTCGAAACACGCATAATCACCGTCGTCGATCATGCCTTGGATACGATTAACCAACCATTGAACATCAGCCAAACAGGTCATGTTGATACCCACCGCCATCTCCGTCATCTCGGGGTTTGCACGAGCCAATAATTCCAA